CGAAGCGGCAAGACAACCAGCGAAGATACGACACGATCCGAGGAGTACGCCCCGATCGAGTGCTTGCTGCACGAAACCGAAATAGAGCTTGGGCTGAACAGAACCGGGCGTGCGTGGCGGTCAACCTGTGGCTCAAAGGTGCGCCACCATTTTCCGAGAACCTACCGTGCATCGAGATGGACGTGACGTTCTCACCGATGCCGAAGTGGCCGGTGAGCCTCCGCAACATGCGCGGGATTCATGGTGCTGTCACTGCGCTCCTTGGAGAGACCGTCGGGATTCGACACGAGCACCGTATGCCGACGTTCGCAGCGCGCATCCACGAGGCGAACCGGCTCCGGGTTCTGGTGTGGGGCGACCGTGCCAGGTCGCTCTACGGAGCGACGTACAACGGCACGCTGTGGGACCGACCCACGTCGTTTACAGTGGACGACCTGGTCGACGTTGCCGCACCTCCCGTTTCGTATCGACGCGGACGAATCCCGGTTCGGCTCACCGCGATCACGCCTGTGTGCATCAGCAAGGAGGGCCACACCAAGTCAGAAGTTCGCCCGTGCTCCACGAGCATCGAGGGCTCACTCGGAGGGTCGTTTCTTGGGCGATTCGGGATGGAGTACCTGGCCGGGATGGTGAAGGCTACGCCGACACAGATCCGGACGGAGCCATCGCACACGGACCTAGGTGGGAAGTACCGCATGGTCTCTGGTTGGACAGGTGAGGTCGACATGGAGGTCAACGCGCCTGCGCTTTGGCTTCTCCGTGCGGCCGAGAAGGTCGGCTTTGGTTCGCGTACCGCGTTCGGCTTTGGTCGCATTGTCGTGGAGGAATTGTGATGGAAGGTCCGAGCCAGGCTGTGTACCGAATCGGGAAGCGCTCTCCACATCCGGAGTGCAAGGACGTGCCCGAGTTCCCGTGCTGGGTGTGCGGCTACAAGTCCACGCGCGGCATGTTCCGATGGAAGTGGAGCGGCCAACTTTTTACCGGACAGAACAAGGCCCGATGTCCAATCAGCGATTACGTATGCGAGGCATGCGCGGTCGTCATGTCGGGCAAGCCTCCGGACACCGAGCGAATGTTCTCGCACTTTGTCGAAGGCGATTCGTGGCTTCGCATCAACAAGGGCAAGAAGCCCGCGATGCGTGAGTTCCTTCGCCGATCGAAGACTCTCCCGTGGTTCGCCGCGATGACCGACGCAGGTCAAAAGCACGTCATCCCGTGGTCCCCCATGAATATGCCCGGAGAGCCTGGTGTGATCCTGTTCGAGGAACAACTCGTCCACCTGCCCGACGAAGCTGGATGGGAGTTGGTCGACCAGATTGCCGACATGCTCACGGACGGAGCGACGAAGGAAGAGGCGCTTCCAGGGCAATGGGGAAGTCGTGCTTACAGTCTTCTCGGCCGAGAGAGAATCGAAGTATTCGAGGAACGATGGGGTGGTGAGCGAGGCGGTTCGTGGTTCGAGTTGGCGGTGTGGCTCGCGCAGCGAGACGAGGCCAAGGTCGAGGCTCGAATGGAGCGGGAGAAGGCCGCGAGCGCGGCGAAAAAGGCGAAGGCCAAGGAGGCGGAGCGTGGCGGTAAGCAAAGAGGAAAAGGAAAGGCTTCGGACGTTGACCGTGGAGGCGATACTCGACTTGCGAAGCGAGTATCTGCGCACGCCAGGGTGCAACGTGATGAAGCACTGGGACCAGATAGCGGACCGGCTCCGAGCGGCAGCGAGGTCGTCGGCGAGTCCGGAGGAGTGGTGCACCGCAATGCGACGAAGCCTTCAGTTGTCGAGTCCAAGCAAGGCCAGCTCGGCTTCGTGTTTTGAGCTCGTCTCAGTGGTGACAGAGGGTAACCAGGCCAGCGACTGGCTGACGCTTCTGGAGGCCGAGTGGGGCTATCTGATGGCGAGCGCAAGGCTCATCTCGGACAAGCGCAAGGAAGCGCGTCTGGACGCCGAGAATGAGGTAGCGGGCGAGGGTGCGGCGAATCCGTTCGACAAGTGGACCGTGAAGGAGAATTCGTAATGGCGAAAAAGATCGAAAAGACCGTGACCGAGTCGAGCGTTGGTGAGCAATTTGTCGCCGCGCCTGGTGTCGTGGGTCGAGTGACCAGCGAACGAGTAGAGCCGCGACCGTCCGTTCCGTCGGACGGACCTGTGGTGGTTGGCCAGGCATACGAGAAGATCCGGTGGGAGTTCATTCTCGAGGCGTCCGAGCCGATTGCGCATCACTCGGAGTCGTTCGGCAACACGTCGCTCGCGATGCGCCAGAAGACGCGCCAGCCCGACGGCTCGTTCACTACGGTGCCGATCGTGACGGGTGACACTATCCGCCACCAGCTTCGAGAAGCCGCGTCCTACGCGCTCCTAGACGCCGCTGGCATGCTCGACAACCCGAGCCTCGGAGAGTCGGCTCTTCGGCTGCTGTTCAACGGCGGCATGATCTCCGGCTCCCAAGACTCGGCAGTCAAACTCGACCAGTACCGCGAGCTCGTAGAGCTGATGCCGCACCTCGCGCTGCTCGGAGGATGCGCGCAGAACCGAAGCGTTCCCGGTCGCATGTCGGTCTCTGCGGCCGAGCTCATCTGCGACGAGACGGCGCACCGAATGCCTGAATGGGTCGTGACGTTCTTGCGTGAGCAAAAGGCCGCTCTCGCTCCCGCACGTCAGCACATCGAGGAGGTCCAGCGTGTTCGGATGGACGCGTCGCTCGACCCCGGAAAAACGAAGCTGCTCACCGACGGAGGAGCGGCAGTCCGAACCCGAATGCTTCTGTCTGAGAGTGGCAAAGAGACCGGCGACGTGGTGATGGCTCAGGACAACAAGTCGAGCATGATGCCGCGCCGATTCGAGACGCTCGTCGCTGGCTCGATCTTCTACTGGAAGGTGGAGTGCGACACATTCAACGCGCTCGACCGTGACACGTTCATGACGATGGTCGGAGCGTTTCTCCAGAACGCACGCGTTGGCGGGAAACGAGCCACGGGCCACGGACGTGTCCGCGTCCTGACGGGCAAGCAGATCCAATGGCGCCGGCCTCGTGAGGTGCCCGAAGGACTCGACTCGGCGGCACTGGCACCACGCCTCGGGAGCCTCTTCTACACCCACGTAGGCGAGCGCAAAGAGCGGATCCGCAAGTGCCTCAACGAGGTCGACGCATGAAGCGAGAGCCGTTCCGCGTCACTGCGAAGTTGCGTGGGCCGATGGCAAGGCCCACGCACGGCATCTACCTTGACTCGCTCTTGATGGCGCGAGTTGCGGTGATGGAGCAGCGAGTCCCACTCGACTGGGACCGCGACCAACCCGAGCCCAAGATCCCGATCGCCAAGTCGGGATGTGGACGCATCTACCTCGCAACGAGTGGAGCGTTCACGATCGAAGAGCGGGAGAAGTCGTTCACGAACAAGCGCTTTCCAATGGGCGAGGCTCAGTCGATGGGAGCGCCATCGTTCAAGCGAGTTCTCGTCGGTGGCGGCCTATCGAAGGGATTCCGGATCCCGCGCGAGTTGGTGCACCTTCACGGCGACACGATCACGTGGTTCGCTCTTGGCGATGCTACCGAGACAGAGGCGATCCTGTCGACCGTGTCGAACCTCGGTTCGCGCCGAGGCGTAGGACTCGGCGAGGTCCAAGAGTGGCGCGTCGAATCGGAGGAGCCGTGGGAAGGATTCCCGGTCCTTCGAGATGGGTCGCCGCTTCGTCGTCTGCCACTCGACTGGCCCGGACTTGGCGAGCACAAGCTTGCTCGCGGAGTCCTGTCGCCTCCGTACTGGGACCGTTGGCGGGAAGAGGCTTGTGCGTGCTGATAGCGAGTCCTCGCCACACGGCGGAAGACCTCGAAGTCTGGGAGGTGGAGGAGCGTACGGACGCCCTCCACGCCCAGCGCGTGAACTTCAAGAAGAAGGCTCGAGATGCCATGGCCGAGATGGCGAAGTTCATCCCGGGCGGGCCTGGATACCTTGGCGTGAGTTGGGGCAAGGACTCGGTCGTAGTTGCTCACCTTGCGTGGCTTTTGGCCCAGTGTGGCGGCCCATCGTTTCCAGTTGTTTGGGTGCGCGTTGACGCTCGCGAAAACCCAGACTGTCCACTCGTTCGAGATGCGTTCTTGCGAGAGCATCCCGGCACGGTCTACGACGAGATCGACGCGGCGATTCCGGAGATAGGCCTCACGTCGTCGCTGGGCTTCGAGGAGGCTGCTCGACGCTATGGAGACCGTCACATCTCTGGCGTGCGCGCAGCGGAGTCAGCAGTCCGAAAGCTCCGCACGATGCGGTGGGGTCTGAGCACGGAACGAACGTGTGCGCCGATCGCATGGTGGAGCACTCGAGACGTCTTCGCGTACATGCACCAAGAGTCACTTCCGGTTCACCCTGCTTATGCTTGCTCGATGGGCAACATCTACCCACGAGAGCACTTGAGGGTTGCTGCGCTCGGCGGCAAACGAGGTCAGGGTTTTGGGCGGTCCGAATGGGAGGACCACTACTACCCAGAAGAGACTCAGCTAATTAGGTCGCCGAGCTGACCTAGCGCGGCATCGTTCGGTGTGGGATAATTGGGTGAACGGGCTGGGACCGTTTGGCGAAAGGGAGTTTCGATGGACCTCACCTCGGTTGATGGGCGCACGGACGATCCGAACGTGCGCGACGGCATCAAGGAACTCGTTTGGAGATTCCACACGGCGGAGTCAGCAATCGGCATTCGCGCCCAGAACATGTCGGACATCCAGTGCGGAACGGTGTTCGACGAAAACGCCAGCCACGACGCGCACATGAAGCTCCGAGGCGAGCGTCACCGGTGGTCCGTTGACCGAATGCGGGCCATCGACGCAACGATTGCCGCGATGGATTGCCCCGAGTCGGCTCGAGCAATCCGCGACGCGTTCACGCCGGGCGGTCGAGTCGACGCGAGAGTGTCTCACCAATTCGAGGTGGAGTTCTCGACGCAATTCGACGGCGCCACGGGCACCCAACGGGCGAGCATCCTCGGCTTTGCGCTCCGCTCTCGAGCCATGCGCCTTGCGTGGGCGAGCCACCACGAGAGCGTGGTCATGCCCGACCAAGACGAGCTCCTGGCGCTCCTTGCCAATGCCTCGGACTCGACGCTCAAGACCATCGCTCGCGGCGCATTGGGCGAACTGGCCCCTGCGCTCGAGCGCTATTCCGAAGCCCGTCTCGTCCGCCTGGAGCACGAAGCCGAGTCACGTCGGCGCAAGGCGGACCGCTGCCGAGCCCAGGCCGACGCCATCATCCGAGCAACGCACATCCGCCTTTGGGGGTCCCATGAGCCTGTTTGACCTCGGCGTCCAAACGCCCAAAACGAAGCCCGTCGCGCCTCCGCCTCCGACGATGACCCACGTCATGACTACGCCCCAAGTGGCCAAGATGGCGGGCTGGTCGCGTCGTCGAATGTACCGCCACCTGATGCACCACAACCGCAAGATGGGCGGCCAACTCCTGTTCGACGCGTCGCTCGGAAAGTCCAGGCCCATCTGGACGGTAAGCGTAGCGGCGTTGAAGAACCTCGCGCCGCAGTGGTTCAACGATCCCGAGCACATTCAGCAGGAGTTCGCGTTCCTTCACGCGGCGGTCGAGAATGCCAACGACACCGCAATGGAGCAGGGCGAGGAGATTCGGATCCTCAAGGCGCAGGTCAAGATGCTGATTGAGAGGCTGGCGGGATAATGCTCATCAGCACCATCCAGTTCGGCCCGCGCGCCATCGGCGAAGTGCTCCAGATCGATGGGGTACACTGGCGAGTCGCCGCAAGGAACGGGCATTGGCTCGAAGTGGTCGACGCGTCAGAGTCCGTCGAGCCCGCGCCACCCAAGCAGAAGTACTTCGCGCCGTCATCGTTGCGAGACAGCTTCGAGAAGGTCAATCAGAAGCTCGAACGTCTCGGCGCGCAGATGGAGCGCGAATACCCGTTCGGTGGGACGTGCTGCCGCGACTGCGAATGGTCGGGCGACGAGGCGTATCGAAAGCTTTCGGCGAAGATCCAGCGAGTCGATGCCTGGCGATGCGTGTTGTTCGAGAAGCTTCAGGCTCGTGAGAAGGCGACCGAGGACCAGGCAGAATGGGTCGCGTATCAGGTCGCTTGGCTTTCGGCCCACAAGGCCCAGATGGAGGCTGCCATGTCGCTCCACGGTGTTTTGCCGATTCGGCACAATGGCGGTATATACGTGCCGGAGGTTTAGCCTCGCCCCAGGCCTCCCAGTCGGCACCACGACCCGCGAGGCTCACTCGACAACCTCCAAGCCCCGACCAGCCCCGCGAAGGCCAGTCGGGGCTTTTTCGTGCCCGCGTTACGATTCTTCGCGCCCTAGTTGTGACAGGCGGGGACAGGCTCAACAGCACCTCGTGAGCGGAAGGTGATGCGCGGTAGGTCTGGGCTCCCAACCAGTCCGGTCTGCGCTCCCGAAGACTCACTACGGGGCCGATGTTTGCGAGGTCTCCCCCTCCCTCGCGAGCATCGGATTCCCGGCCTATTCAAGGCGGTTGTGGTTCGCGATCTCGCTCGTACTCGGAAGAGACGAGAGGAAGAACGTATCCAGTCACCGCGCGCGGAAGAGCGAACCGCAGACGAATTTGACTGCACAAAACACGGCATGTCAAGCGGTTGTCACGGCACCAGGCGAAAGACGCCAGATCGTTCCGTGAAGGGTGCATGCGGTTTGCATTCAGATGCAAGTCACTACATGTAGTTTTTGCGCCATAACAGCACGACCGAACACCGGATCAACCTAGCATGCAACCCGGCACTCCTCAACGAAAACCCGGGCAATTTGCTACGACATTGGAGTCAGCCGAGCGCCAAAAGGCCGCTTGCGAGCTCCACGCGCAGGGCTACGACTACGACGAGATTGCTCTCGAGTTGGGCTATGCCGACCGGTCTGGAGCATGGCGCGCAGTCCGCACCGCACTGAAGAATTTGCCGGCCCCGGCCGCGAATGTGCTGCGTCGAATTCAGATCCACGACCTGCTCGAGATTCACCGAGCCCATCACCCGCTCGCGTGTGGATTGGGCACTACGGTGTCCGAGCACGGCGAGAAGATCCCGGCGCCTCCGTCGAAGGACTCGGCCGATGTTTGCCTGAAGGTCGCGGCTCGAATTGCCGCACTCTACGGCCTCGATCAGCCGAAGTCTCTGCGAGTGGAGATGGACCGCCAGAACACGCTCGTCCTGAACCGGCTCGAGAAAGAGCTGCCCGCCAATGTCTTCGAGCAAGTCCTCGCGATCATTGCTGGAGGCGAGAGCGGCGGTGATGCTCTCGGAGATCCGAGCGAAGCGACAGCAGGAGATGCTGTCGAAGGTTCCGAAGGGGCCTGAAGACTTTGCCGAGTATCGCTCGGATCCGGTTCGCTTCTCCGAAGAGGTCCTTGGCATTCGGCTCTGGCCGAAGCAACAGGACATCCTCCGAGCGCTGACCACGTCGCCGCAGATTGCGGTGAGGTCCGGCCAGAAGTGCGGCAAGACGATGATCTCGGTCATCGCCGCGCTCTGGTTCGTCGTCTGCCACGTCGACGCGAACGTGATTCTCACGGCGCCCACCGGCCGCCAGGTTCGCGAGATCCTCTGGAAGGAGCTCCGCCAGGTTTACCTCCGCGCGAAGGTGCCACTCGGCGGCAAGTTGAACGTGTCACCCGCGGGCGGGCTTCGCTACTCCGACGGTCGCCAGATCATCGGCTACTCGGTCACGGACACAGCGCCCGAAGACATGGCCGGCACGTCCGGCAAGACGTTGATGTACGTCATCGACGAGGCCTCTGGCTTCTCCCAGGCCATCTTCGACGCGATTGAAGGCAACCTCGGCGGCTCGACGTTCGGAAGGCTCCTTGCCATCTCGAACCCGACGCAAGTGTCGGGCTTCTTCTTCGACGCATTCCACCGCTCCGCCTCGTCGTGGCATCGATTCGCCATCTCCTCGGAAGAGGCATCGAAGTACGCGAACGACTTCACAGGATTGATGCAACCCGAGACCATCGCCCGCAAGGCGAAGGACGGAGGTCGCGACTCGCCGTGGTTCCGCATCCGCATCCTTGGGCAATTCCCGACCTCGGCAACGAACTCGGTTTGCTCGCTCGCGCACATCGACTCGGCAAAGGAGCGCTTCCTCACCGAAGCATTCCGGCGCCTATGCCTCGCGAAGATGGTCGACCCGTCGGCCGACTCGACCAGAGCCATCAACGAGCGAGAGCTCGATGAGATCGCCAAGCTCTTCGGACCAGACGACGGTCCGCTCGAGTTCGGCGTAGACGTCGCCCGATTCGGCGACGACGCGACGGTGATTCAGCCTCGGCGTGGCAAGTGGCTCCTGCCCTACAAGGCAGTCCAGGGCTACGGCACCCACGAGGTCGTCGGCGCGATTCTCTACCTGACCAAGGCACTCGCCCACGAAGGCGAACGCGCCCACGTCAAGATCGACGGCACGGGCGGATACGGCGGCGGCGTAGTCGACACCCTTCGACTGCCCGAAAACGCCCCGTTCGTCACGGTGCTCGAGGTCAATGTCTCGACTCGGTCCGACGACGAAGAGCGCTACCCGAACCTCCGCTCGCAGCTTTGGTTCGCCATCTCCGAATGGCTCAAAGATGGCGGCGGAATGCACACGGCACTTGGCGAAGAGGACGGCAAACTCGACGCCGAGCTTTTGACTCCGACCTACAAATTCGACCCCAAGGGCCGGCAAGTGGTCGAGCCAAAGGACGAGACGAAGAAGCGGCTCGGTCGCTCTCCGGACCGCGCCGACGCTGCGGCGCTCGCCGTGTACAACGCGCGCCCGATTGCCCCGGCGCTGCTTCCCAAGACACCAGTCAAAGCGCCCGCCCCCGACCGATGGGGTGCCGCACGAGGATACTGAACCCAATGCGATCAAGCCTTGCAAGAGCCGCATACGCGATCGCTCGCGTGTTCGGTGCAGAGCCGATCGTAGAGCGCGCCAGTGCTAGTTCGTACGGGTCTCGCGTGATCCCCGACCAGGCGCTCTGGTACCAATTCCAGCGCGTCGGCGGCGGCATGACGCCGCAACGTCTCTCGCAGATCCTTCGCCAGGCCGACTCGGGTGACCTCACCCAATACGTCGACCTGTTGATGGACGCGCGCCAGAAGGACGGCCACCTCCAAGGCATCCTTTCGCAGGTTGAAGAGTCGATTTCCGAGCTCGATTGGACGCTGTCTCTCCCCGAAGGAGCGCGAGCCAAAGACAAGCGCGCGATGGCCTTCGCCGAGGAGGCGCTTCGAGCCGCGACGGGTTCGTCGAACGACGACTCCAAAGGCTTCGGCGACATGATCGCCCACCTGGCGGGCTCGTTCTACATCGGCCACAACGTCGCCGAAACGCTTTGGCAAAAGAACCCCAAGGCCTACCTCGTCCCACGCGGATGGGAGCTCCACAACGCGCGACGTTTCGGCTACCGCCAGAGCAACGGCGCGTTCGTGTGGCGCGACGTCGGCACGCCTTTCGAGGGTATTCGGATCCAAGAGGAATACCCGAACCGCTTCGTGGTCTCACAACCACGAGTGAACGGCGACGTACCCAGCCACGAAGGCCTCGGCCGCGTGCTGATGTGGGCCGCGCTCTTCCGCAACTGGTCGATGTCCGACTGGCTTCGCACGGCCGAACTGGCGTGGAAGCCGTGGCGCATCGGGTACTACGACAAGGCCGCGAGCGACAAAGATATCGCTGGGCTCGAAACGGTCCTCCAAAACCTAGTCACATCCGGCACGGCCGTCCTTGCCAGCACGACGAAGTTTGACGCTTCGTTCGCGCAACAGTCTGGCGGCGGATCCAGGCCCACGCACGCCGAGCTTTTCAACGTCGTCGCGCAGGAGATGAGCAAGGCGGCACTCGGCGCAACTGAGACCGTCCAATCCTCGTCCTCGTCGGGCTACGCACAAGCCGAGGTTCACAAGGGCGTGAGCAAAACGATCCTTCGTGCTCGAGCCCGGCACATCGCCGCGGTCATCATGCGCGACGTGGTTCGTCCGCTGATTCAGATGAACTTCGGCAAGGACGTCCTGATTCCGACGTTCGCGTTCGTGCTCCCCGATCCGGTCGAGATTGCCGCGTTTGGACAGGGCATCAAGGCACTCGCCGAAGCCGGCCTGGTGATGCCTCAGGCCTGGGTCCGCTTGCGCATCGGTTGCCCCGAACCGAAGCCCGGCGAAGACGTTCTGAACCCGCCGAAGACCGCGCCGGTGACTCCCACGCCACCGCCACCTACGGACACGCCAACGGCGAGCCCAGGTGACGCGCAAACGAATCCGAGCGCCGCGGACACGGCAACGCCAGCGGGTGCCGACCAAGCGCCTCCAGCCAACGCCTAGGCGCCCCAACAACGAACCACGAGGCCCCATGCCCGACCTGATTACCAAAGACGCAGCCCCGCGAGGAACTGCGCCACCGGGCTTCATTGCCCTCTCGCTCGCACGGCGAGGCATCGACCTCGAAGCCCGGACGGTCGACTTCGTCGCCTCGACGGACGCGATCGACACGTACGGCGAGGTCGTCGACCAGGGCTCGTGGGAGCTCGAGATCTACAAGTCGAATCCCGTTGTACTTTTCGCCCACGACTCGGACGATCTGCCGATTGGCAAGTGCCTCGACATCGTCGTCCGGAATGGCCAGCTGGAGTGCAAGCTTCAGATTGCCACCGAGAAGGAAAACCCGCTCGCCGAGAACGTGTGGGCCTGCCTCGTCGGCGAGTACCTCCGAGCGGTGAGCGTTGGGTTCATCCCGGCCAACTATCGGTGGGAGGTCCGCAACGGGACCGAGGTCCTGGTGCTCAGCGGGAACAGCCTCCGAGAAATCAGCGTGACGCCGGTCCCGGCGAACCACGAAGCGCTCGCCAAGATGCGCGCCCGAGCAATGGCCGAGCGATCGGCGGACACCAAAACCACGAACGCTCAACCGAGCGCGCAGGAGACTCACATGGACGAAGCCACGAAGGCGATTCTCGCCACCAAGGACGCCGAGCTGAAGAGCGTTGGCGAGAAGATTGCCGCTTCCGAGAAGGCGCTCGCCGAGCTCGGCCTCGAAGCGAAGACCGCCAAAGAGGCACTCGAGACCGCAACGAAGTCACTCAAGGACCTCGGGGCGTCGGTCAAGTCGGCGCTCGGCGCCAAGGACGACGAGACCATCGAGGACGCGTGCAAGCGCATCGTGAGCGAGAAAGCGGCCCTCGCCGATTCGCTGACCGAGCGCGACGTCGACGCCCTCATCGGCCCGAAGCTTGTGCCGGCGCAGAAGGACGCCTTCTTGGCACTCGCCAAAAAGGATCGCGCTGGCTTCGACGCCATCGTCGCGGGCATGCCGGACCTGAACCTCACGACTCCGGTCATCCCGGTGACGAAGGGCAGCGCGCTTGCCGACTCGGGTGACCTCTCGGATCTGCTCGGCACCCAGTCGGCTCCCGGATCCTCGACCGAAGGCGACCTGTCCGACCTGCTCGGCTGAGCGGTCCAAACACCTCACGCGGCGCGTGTGCGTCGCCATTCACTGAAAGGTTTCCACCATGGCCACTAAGGCAAAAGTCAAGATTGACCACGCGTGCATCGACACGTTCACCGTGGCGTCAGGTCAGATCGTGACCGAGGGTTTCCGGGTCAAGTTCGCAGCGGCGGACGGCGAATGCCAGAACTGCGGCGCGGGCGAAGACGGGTTCGGCATTGCCCAGGCTTCGGCTACGGCAGGCCAAAAGGTCTCGATCGTGCTCGAAGGCTCGGCTGTCGTGAAGGTCAAAGTCGGCACTGGCGGCGCAACGCGCGGCGCCTACGCCATTCCGGCCGCGAACGGCTACACGGACCAGGCGATCGCCGACGGTGTCACGCCGCGCCGACTCTCCGGAAAGTTCATGCAGACCGGCGTCGCCGGAGACTTCGTCGGGATGCTGATCGGTATCGCGACCCCGATGTCGACCGCGTAATCCAGACTCCGCGCGACTGACGTCCGCGCCTCTCTCGACGTCGAGCCCACCACCCCACGCGCACTGACCCGACCGCCCTTGATGGCGCGTCGGGCGGTGGCGCTCGCTCAAAGAAAGATTCCCAGCAATGGATTCCAAAGAACTTCAGGACGCCCTCATCCGCTCGGCTGGTGTCGACGTGGTCATTCGCGCCAAGGCACTCTTGGCCCGCGCCAAGCACGACCCGGTTGTGCGCGCTCGCCTCGAGAAGGCCAATCGCGAGCTCATCCTCGCGACGCGCGCAACCTCGGGCGCACTCCACGTGGACGCGACTCTCGCGAACATGTCGGTGCAG